GATACGATCGTGCCTGCACTGCAGACATTCGTAGAGGGTATAGACTACCTGCGCGACGGCTTTACTAACGGCACTACAGATATGGGCGGCTTTTTCGGAGCAATGCAAAACTACGGCGCATACCTTAGCGCAGTATTTACCACTATCCTGGGCGTGCTTAAAATGGCCTTTGACGCACTATGGCCTAGCATAAAAGCGCTGTGGAACGTGATAGCAACCGAGCTGCTGCCTGCACTTATGAACTTATGGAACGCGATAGCACCAGTGCTTATACCAGCATTACAGGTAGTAGGTGCGATCATTGGCGCCGTCGTCGTAGCCGCTATGTGGGTCCTAATAAATGTGCTAAACATCGTAATAGGTGTAGTGAGCGCCCTAGCAAACGCATTTGCCTGGGGTATTAACTTTATCCGTGGCGTCGTAGGTGGCATAGGTAACTTTATTGGCTCGGTATTTGAGGGCGGCATTAACTTTGTACGCGGCCTATGGGACGGCCTACTAAACTTTATAAAAGGTATACCTGGTGGAATTAAGCAAGGGCTAGCTAGCGTAGGCGACGCTATTATGAGCCCATTTAAAGCTGCGCTCGACTGGATAGGTGAGAAAATGCAGTGGGCTAAAGAGCAGCTAGACAAACTTAACCCATTCCACCGTAACAGCCCGAGCCTTATAGACTGGATTACTAAGGGTACCGACGTAATTAAAGACCAGTACGGCACGCTGTATAGTGCCCTAGGCGATATGCAGGTAAGTGGAGTAGACCCAGCCGTAACTGGCGATCTGGCCACTACTGCGCTATCTACGGCCGCAGCAGGTACGCCTATAGAGGGCCGAGCTGCACCTGGAGGCGACACATACATACTTAAAATGGACGGCATACTGGCCGAGAGCCCCGCAGCACTGCGCCGAATTGGTGGCAAGCTAATAGAGAGCATTAACGAGGAAAAGCGAGCCCAGGGTAAAAAGGAGATAGGTAGCTAATATGGCCATGGTAATTAAATTAAACAGTGTAACGCTGCCGAAACACGCCAAGCTAAAGGAAAAGACCAGCGACCAGATCGCTAAAAACCGTGCCCTTAGCGGCGAGCTTACGGTGGACTTCTGGGCCTCTATTCGCGCCTGGTCCGTAGACTTCCCTATTTTGGATATGGCCGACTGGGACGCAATGCAAGCTATTTACATGAGCCAATACACTACTGGCAATATGGTACACCTCGAAATTATAAGCGACGACGTAAACGTAGATACCTACGGCTTTATGGCTGCGCCCGAGCGTAATATACGCTGGGGTGGCCAGGTAGTAGACGGCTTTGGCTTTGACATCGAGGAGGCCTATGCAAACAGTTAGCACCGAATTTACCACGCGAACTAATAGCAGGGTCCGCAAATTAAAGGCTGCCGCGCAGATCGCTTTTACAAAAACGAAAAGCCTAAGCACCCAGTATTTTACTGTGGGCATTAGCACCGTAGGCGGTCCCGACCCAATAGGCCCACCTGACAACGTAGGCGATATTACCGAGTGGGATAAATACGAGTATACCGACTATAGCAGCCGTATTTTGAGCATGGAGGCTACCCACGAGCAGGATATAACTGGTAACTTTACTATGGCGATCGCAGACGTAGAGCTGCAAAATACCGACGACTTATTTACGCCAGACGTAGACCCTACTATAGGCGCATTTGTACAGAGCCCACGCAGGCCGCTGCGCCTGAGCGCTGGCTTTAACACGCAGACGGTCCCTATATTCGTAGGGCTTACCGAAAAGGCCCCCAGCCTGAGCGAGGACAAAAAAACGGCGAAATTCCACGCGATCGACTTTATTAAAAGCATTAGCGAGATAAAAATAACCCAGTCCGAAATGTACGTGGACCAGCGCATAGACCAGGTAATAAATGACCTACTTATTACGTATGCAGGCCTAAGCCCTACGCAATACAGCCTAGACCCTGGTATGCGAGCCGTGCCATTTGTTTACTTTAAAAAGGACACTACGCTAGGCCGCGCAATACAGCAGCTATGCCAGAGCGAGCTAGCTACGTTTTTCGAGGACGAGGCAGGCGTGCTGCGCCTGTGGAACCGCCAGCACCTCGTAGCAAACACCACGCCCGTATGGACGTTTAACCGCGATAATTGCCGCGAAATTACCTACCCAGACGCTAAAAACGTGATAAATACGGTAGAGGTATTTAGCAATGTGCGCAAGGTCCAGGCTAACCAAAAACTCTGGGAACTGGCCAGCGCTACCAAGGTACCGCCTGGCGGCACGCTCGAGCTATTCGGAGATTTTAGGGACGACTACGGCGACCTGCCAGTAACCACCATAGATACCCCACTATATTTAGCCAGCGCCACTACCAGCTACTACTCTACTAACACGGCCCAGGACGGCACGGGTAGCGCAGCAAACGCCTCTATTAGCGTATCGAGCTTTAGCCAATTTGCTACAGGCTTTAAGGTGGTATTTGCCAACACGGCCGACTACGAAATATATATAACTGGCCTGGAGATTTTTGCGCGACCTGCCAAGGTAATTAGCGAAATATACACCTTTGCCCAGGACGCTACCAGCGTAGGTAAATACGAGGAGCAGGCCTACACGATCGAAAACGATTATATACAGAGCGAGGTATTTGCTAAGACGATAAGCACTATGCTGATCGCTGACCGCAGCAACCCTAGCGGGGTCCGCGAGATTGAGGTAACGCGTGGAGTGCCCCACCTGCAAATAGGCGACCTCGTAACCTTTGACGACGGCAAAACTAGCGGCACCTACTACGTGCAAAAAAAGACCACCAGCGTAGGCAAGGGTGGCCTGGTCCAGGTGCTAACACTCGTAAAGCGGACTATACAGAGCTACTTTACTGTAGGTATTAGTATGGTAGGCGGCACCGACGTAATTGCGCCATAGTAAAATTTAAAGTATTAGTGCTAAAATATAGCTAGAGGATAATATGCCCACAATAACAGATAGCCAACTCGACGAACTACTAAACAATATGGACCCTAAAATGGCGGCCCATTATCGTAATACGCTCGCTGGGGACGTGGCTGCTGTTTATTGTATGAGCAAAACCTGCAAGGGCCGTAAGATCGGAGCCCAAAACGCAGCTGGCCAGTGGGTAGGCACTACACCTACTAAAAAAAGCGGCCTGCTGAGCACTAGGGCCCGCTTTGACGGACATACTGGCTTTAGGTGCCGCTGTGGTGCCTCGAGCATTACTAGCCCTGCTGAAACTGGCATAATTACTGGCGAGGCCCCTACGCGGTCCGCGCTAGCCAAGGTATACGAAAAGCAACAGCAAAACCCAGCCAAGGTAACGGAGCACGCCGACGGCACCGTAACTATAGACGGCTTTAAGATCGAGCAATTAAGGAGTGTAGCGTAATGGCCCTAGATTATTTACCAAGCCCAGGCTGGGCCGTTATTTATGGGGAAACGCCAAGCGCAACCCGCTGGAGCGAGCTAGGCGATAATGACGACGCGCTGGCTACTGGTGCAGGTATTGACGACCTCGCTATTTTAAATAGGCATTATGGCGCACAGTCTATTACTACCGATAAAATGGGCATTATGGCTAGCACCTACGTAAGAAGGACTACGGACCAGAGCGTGCCTAACGCGACTTTTACGGCGATTAGCTGGAATACTGAGGATAACGACACCCTGGGTGCCTGGGCGGCTGGTAGTCCGACTAGGATTACAATACCTAGCAACGGGCTTTATTTGATGATGTGTAATGTAAAATTCAATGGTGGTAGTGGCGGCGAGCGACAACTTAGATTTTATTTAAATGGTAGTAAGTATATATCCACACAAGTTGTTCCTATTGCTGGAAACCCACAGGGGCTTGTCGTAGCTACTTTAAGGAGATTTACTGCAGCTGATTATGTAGAGGCTCTTGTATATACTTCCAGCGGTGCTGGTGTTAGTATAAACGGTGGAATTGAACCAGATACCAACTATATGGGTGTTATTAAGCTAGGAGCTTAATATGGCCCAAGGCAACCTTGCGACTAGGAGTAGAGCAATACCATTTAGGGCCCAGGCATGGGGCCCTATGGACCTTTATAGTGCTTTTGGCGATAAAGATAACGGCAACCTAGTAGGCGGCCTTATTCGATTTATACGGCCTTTTGCGGGCGATATTATCACTGCTAAATTAACGATCATAGGCACCGCACCGACTGGCGACACCGCGCAAATACGTTTTTATAAGGGCGATTTTGCAGCTGACGGCGTAAGCAAGGTAACGAGCTACAGCGCAGAACGTATAGCAGCGGACCATAAGGCTATTACTGGCCGCGATACCCCATTTAGCTTTACAAGCGGGTCCCCGCTGCTAATCGACGGTATAGACCTAATGCGAATTATTACTAAAGAGGGCGACAGCGACTATAACGAGGACGGCTTTATGCTGGGCGTAGAGGTAACTGGGGTGCCAAACCCTACTACGTACAATTACCGCGAATTTAAGCTAGACTGCACCGCGCAAATGGGGGTCCTATGAGCAATAGCGGCTTTTGCCCTGTTGGCCGTCCTGACGCAATGCTAGAGGACGCTAACTATTTATTTTTTGTGTATTGTGGCGGCATGGGTGGCGGCGGCTGCGTGCTGCCTATGGGTGTTACTGGAGTTACCTACCCAGTAAAGATACCTAAATTTATTACCCGCAATACTAAGCTGATATTTGAAAACCCCGAATTTACAGGCATACGAATTTACACCGACGGCGGCCCTGCAGGTATTTGCCCTAATAGCGTAGGCACCGAGGTACCTTTTTATATGGCGCTGAGCGTGGACGGCCTGCTAACTGCTGAGCAGATCATGGCCCAAGGGGTCCAGCTAATGGGAGCTACGCCCTACTCTATCGAATTTAACGAGCTGAAAATACCGCAGCCGACGCACCAAGACTGGGACGGTAATATATACGTGCAGCTATACTGGGGTAATACGGCCTACATAAACGGTATTGGTCCGCAGGTCCCTAATGACAGCACGCTAAAAATAACTAAACACGATTACGAGATAGTACAATGAGCCAGAGCACTAAAGTACACTTTTACGATCATACGCTGCGCAGCGCTGCAGCCACTGGCCTTAGCCTATGCCGCGATAAAGCCTACTTTTACCTGGTAGCGCCCAAAAACGCCCAGACGATCGAAAATATGTACCTGCATTTAAAAATGACCTTTGACGCTGCAGTGCCTGCGCCTAACCGCGTGCTGCAGTATATTGGAGTGGGTAACGAATACCCGCTATTTATCGAGGAGGACCCGAGCGGCTATTTTAACAAGCTGGACCTAAACCTGGCGGCCGACGCGGTAACGCGAAAAATAGACCTGCGGCTAAACATTACGCCACTGCTTAAAAAGGAAAATGCAGGCTGGCGCGATCGTTTTAACGCAGATACCGACCTGACCTATATAATAATTAAAACAGCCGACGCTAACAGAGATGTTACCACGGTAGCGAGCGTAGAATTATGCAAGGTGGACGCACTTTACACTACCACGGGAATACGGTAGAACACCCGCGGCCTAGCCGCAAAAACCGCGAGAGGCGTATTTTTAGAGGTGCCGCCCAGGAGCACCCAGACAAGATTATGGCCGACGAGCCCAGGGTATGCGCTATGCTGCGCTGCGTATGGTGCGGGGTAGACTTTGAGGACTACCGTATAGCGTGCCACCGCTGCACCTGCTGCCAATACTGCGGCATGATCGTAAGCGCCCCAGACCGCTGCCACACCTGTAATAACTACCTGCCAGAGGAATTAAAACCCAAGGACCCGCCCCGTCGTATCATAGTGGGCTAAAATTATTTACTCGAGGGCCGTAAGTGTTACAATATGCTTATGTATTTATTGCAAAATAAACAGATTAAAAAGCGGCTTTTAGCCAATTATTTTACAGCCATTTTAAACGCTAGTATTATAATGAGAGTATGCAAGCCGCTAACACTAGGAGCCCGTACCGTATGAACTTGCCAGACGCTGCAGTAATAGCAGCAGTTACTGGGCTTTTTGGATTTTTAGCCCTTATACCCGCCTACCTTATTAACCGCCGCAGCGCCCGCCGCGACGATTTTAACGCCGCGCAAGAGGCAAATACTAAGGCCTTTGAGGCTTTAAATAAATTGTATGATGAACAGAGTAAGCGCCTGGACGAGGTAGTGGCTGATAATAACCACTATAGGACCGAAAACGCCCGACTGCTTAAGCGTAACGAAAAGCTAGGGGACGAAAACCGTACACTACTTAAGGAAAACACAGGGCTAAAGGCCGACGTATCGGACCTAACCAAACGCGTTAAGGTCCTCGAGGGCCGCAAGCGCAATGCCTGAAAAACAATTCTGGGCTAGAGCCCCTATTTATATCGTAATATGCGTACTGCTGGGCTTTGTGATCGCTGGCCTACTAGCGCAAAACATACAGCTTAAAAATGACCTTGCAGAGGTAAAGGCCGAGCAGCGCGAGCAGCAGGCTAAAACCGAGGACGTGCAGCGCCAGGCCGACCGTATCATAGCCTACCTACGCTGTATATCGCTTACACCAGTGGGCGAACGTACCCCCGAACTTATCGACAAATGCCTAACCGAGGACCTGCCACCGCAATTATCCACAGGGACCGACGCAGGCGGGACGAGTTTTTTAGCCCCCGCCCCTGATAATGGGGCCAGGCAACAGCCTACACAGCCTGTGGATAACTCGCCAGGAAACAGTGGACAAACCCCCGCAAACCCTGGACCCCAGAACCCGCAGCCGCAGGGTATTTTACCTACATTGACGAGCCCCCTATGCGCTAACATTACGCCACGCGCTTGTGCTACACTAGGCTTATGAACATAAGCGCTAACTACGGGAGGAAACAGTAAAAATGGGATATAGATTAGACTGGGTAGCAAGCCCAAACTTTACACCTGGTGCACAGACCCAGGCATTTTACGGCCGACCCCGTAGTATTATTGGCGGCGCAGGCCACTGGTGGAACTGGCCCCGCAGCGGCGCTAACCACGACGGCATAGTGGCCTATATGGCAAACGCAGCACGCCAGGCGGCACCGCACGCGGTCCTAAGCGCTGAGCGTGTTACTGAAATGGTCCGCGACTGGGATACTGCCTGGTGCACGGCTGCAGCCAACCCGTATACTTTTGCTATCGAGATCGACCCCCGCATTATGTTTAAATGGGGCTACGACAACCTATGGCCGCCAAGGCTGCCTAGCGCTGAGGAGCGGGCCCTGGGCGAGCGCATATTCCAGACGCTATGCGAGTATATAGCTGACAAGGGCTATGCTAATTTGCCATGGAAACCGCACAACGTATGGGCCCCTGGTACCCA